GCACAAAAGTTATTTATCGCATCTACAAAAATGATGAGCTTATCTTGTCATTAAATACTAAAAAAAGGGAGCATACTTCTAAAAAGATATTAGAGGTTAATACAGGCACGATTTTTAAAGACATATACGAGATGAGGGATGTATTGCTAATAGACCGTAAAAAAGCCTTAGAATTAGTTAAGAGGTCATTTAATTATCGTTATGTCTAAGAATTTGTGTAATTTTATACTGATTAAATTATAGTTTATTGTGGGAAGGAAGTCAAAAGAATATGAGATTAATGTACAGAATATAGCACTAAAAGCTATAGAGGAATACTATGGCAGTATACAGGCTGGCTTTATACAATTGCTAGGAAGTCAAGAACCTGCACTAATAAAGTTCTGCTGGGAGCACGGAGTGGGCAAACCAACAGATATGATACAGATGAATGTAGAACAGGAAGTAAAGACATTTGAAGTAATACAGCTACCTGATAATGGCAGGGATAACTTCATTGAACCAATAGAACCAATAGACGAAATCATTGAGCCAACAGTATAACATCAACTACATAAGACCTCAAGCAGGTTATCAAACAATTGCATTGTCAAGCGGTGCAGATATTGTTATTGGCGGTGCAGCTGCATTTGTTGGTAAGACATTTGCACTGCTATTAGATCCAATTAGACACATAGACATAAAAGGATTTGGTGGTGTAATATTCCGTAGGACATCTGTACAGATTAGAAACGAGGGTGGCTTATGGGACACCAGTACAAAGCTTTACCCGATTGTCAAAGGTGATGCAAGGGAATCATCATTAGACTGGAAGTTTCCAAGTGGAGTAAAGATATCATTTCGGCATTTGGAGTATGAGAAAAATAAGTATGACTGGCAAGGTGCTCAGATTCCATTCTTAGGGTTTGATGAGTTAACTCACTTCACTGAATCTATGTTCTTTTATTTGCTATCACGTAACCGTTCTGCCTGCAGTGTAAAGCCATATGTTAGGGCTACTTGTAATCCTGATCCCGAGAGTTGGGTGTATAAGCTTATCAGTTGGTGGATAGATAGTGAGACTGGCTTTCCAATACTGGAGCGTAGAGGAAAGCTCAGATACTTCATCAAGTATGGACATGATTACATTTGGGGTGATAGCTATGATGAAGTGTATGATAAGGCTGAGCATATCATTAAGCCTATGATAGATGCATCAGGATTAACGGCTAGAGATTTCATCAAATCAATTACGTTTGTAAGTGGTAGCATCTACGATAACAAAGAGGGGTTGAAGCATGATCCATCTTATCCGGGTAATTTGCTGAGTCAAGATGAGGACACGAGAAGGCAATTGCTTGAAGGCAGATGGAAGGTAAGTAACAGCCCTAATGATATCTATGACTATGATGCATTTGTAGGAATGTTTGAAAACATTAAAGGCGTTGATAAGACTGGCAGATACATCACAGCTGATATTGCGATGAAAGGTAGCAATAAACTTGTGGTTGGATATTGGGAAGGGATGGAGCTTATGGACATTGAGATAATGGATAAGAGTGATGGTAAGCAAGTGATTGATTTAATTAATAGGATGGCTCAAAAGTATTCCGTAGAAAATCGGTATATTTGTTATGATGCTGATGGTGTAGGTAGTTATGTGGATGGGTTCATTCGTGGTGCGGTTCCTTTCAATGGTGGTGCATCAGCAATGAGTGTAAAGGATGAGGCAAGTGGACGGCTTATAAAGGAGAATTATATGAACCTTAAAACTCAGTGTTACTATCGTACAGGTAATGCAGTGAGTATGGGCAGGATGAAGATTAACAAGCACGTAGCCAGTAAGATGTACGATAGCACAATGACAGTCAAACAAAGATTTATGTATGAGCGTAAGGCTATCAAAAGGGATAAGAGTGATTACGATGGGAAGCTAAGAATCATTGGTAAGGATGAAATGAAGATTAAGTTAAACGGGGATAGCCCGGATTTATTGGATATGTTTATGATGAGAGAGATATTTGAGTTTAAACCTAAAATGGTGTTTGCATATGAAATGGATTGACAAGTTATTTGGCAAAAAAGAAACCAAAACTAAGGCAGTAAATAATATGATGGGTATGACCATCAATGCTAGTAATGCCATATTTCCGAGTTGGCAAACTATTGAGGCCATCAACCAGTACACAACAATAGATGACATTTACTCAGTGATTAGTTACTTAGCTGAGACGGCTGCAAGGATTCCATTCTATGGCTATCAGGTTGTTGATGATGTTGCGATGAAGGGTTATAAGAGACACGATTTTAGGAGCATTCAAAATAAGTATTATAAGATTAAAGCCCTGCAGGATCTAGAGCAGGATGATATATTTATGAAGATGCTTAACGGCATTACTTATGAAGATAAGATAAAGTACTACACAATACTTTACATTACTGGTGAGTTGTTTCTTTATAAAGAGGTATTGGAGTTAGGGCCTAATGCAGGGATGGTTACATTGCATGCATTGAACAATCAGAATGTAACGGTGTTGGTTAGTGATAACTTTCCTCAGCGTGTTGTTGGCTATAGATACTTTGATGTAGGCTTTGATGGTACGTTTACAACTGATGATATTATTCACGTAAAATATTACAACCCTACCATCACCAATGGTCAGCAGTTCAGAGGGTTAAGTCCATTGCAGGTATTAACTAAGCGTGTAACTAGATTGGATGCTGGTATGAATGCATCAGTTGCACAAATGCAGAATGGTGGCATTCCGGGTATTGTGTATGAGAAATCAGATTTTGCTATTGAGACATTGGGGCAACGTAAGAATGACTTTGCAAAGTATCTTAAGAATAGCAGTAACAAAGGTGCGCCATACTTTGCAGCTGGTGAGATGGGTTACTTAGAGTTAGGGTTGAAGTTAGCAGATATGGAAGTATCTGACTTACAAAAGATAGACTTCACAAAGATTTGCAATGCGTACAAGTTTCCTGAGGTGTTGTTGAATAACACAGATAGCAGTACATACAACAATATGAATACGGCATTAAAGATGTTGTACACAAACTCAATACTTCCAAACATACATTTGTTTAGGGATGCATTAATAAGGGGCATATTGCCAATGTATCAGGATGGGATTAGTAGAACCATTGAGATAGACATCAGCGACATACCAGCAATGCAGGAAGATATGAAGATGCAAGCTGAGGCATTAAATGCAATGTGGTGGATAACACCAAATGAAAAGAGAGAGATACAAGACTTTGAGATGATAGAAGAGGATGCAATGAATCAGATTATAATAGATTCAGGAAAGCAATTAATAACGGATTTAACCATTAGTATTGATGATTTACCTTTGTAATGATGGAAAAAAGTATTGAGCAAATTACACAGATGTTACATAGTAAAATTGCATTGATGTTAATCAGTGAGTTACCAGTGCCATCTTGTGCGTTAAAGAAACAGCAAAGGGAGTGGAAGGTAGAGCAGATAAAAAAAGCATTAGCAAATAAGTTAGGTTCACAAGGGTTAAGCATAACCGTTAGTTTATGACACAACAGGAACAAACAGCATATTTTAATAGGTGGAGTAAGTTTCAACAGAGGTATGAGAAATTGTATGCGCCTAAGTTTCATAAGGCTTTAAAGATTCAGTTGGATGCATTTGTTAAGACACAGGATCCAATGACATTGCCAGTGTTTCCTATCTATGATGTTTTAGTTTCATTGTATAAGACAGTTGGTCCAGCGTGGGCTAGAGTAACAAGGGTTGAATCAATAAAGGCTGATGATAACTTTGTTAGTGGTCAAATGGGATTTAATGAAAGGATAGTGGAGTTAATGAATCAGTATTACGGCATTGATTTGTTAAACGATGCAAACCTAATGACCAACTACAGCACAGCATTTATACAAAGGGTGTTGAGTGATGCAGCTATAACAGGTGCCTCATTTGATGATATAGTAAGGCAGTTGTTAGTTAGTCCTGCATTTAATGCAATGAGGGCTAGAAGGATAGCACGAACAGAAACAGTGACCAGTGCAAATGGTGCGGCTATGATTTATGCAAATGAATCGGGCAATGTAATGGAGAAAGTTTGGATAGCTGTTAAGGACAAACGTACAAGGCATGATCATAAGATGGTTGATGGTACAAGGCTACCAATTGAGACACCATTTACTTTGACAAATGCAAAGCTAGGAGATATTGGAATGATGCAACCTGGTGTGAGAAGTCAACCGAATGGTTTGCCTGTTCCAGCTGAGGAAGTAGTTAATTGTAGGTGTACGGTTGCATTCAATGCTAAGCGAGATAGGAACGGCAGAATAATTAGGAGAAGTTAAGAGATACTTAAGAGACATTTAAGAGACACCTAGTTGGCGTAATTGGGAATGAATACCAACATTAGGAAACGCCCTTACATAGTAGGGAGATAAGGGTGCGAATCCCTTACTAGGTGCAAAATATTTGGTTTTATATTTAAAATAAATTAGTAACTTTATACCAATGAACAGCATATACAACATAAAGGATGTATCAATAGTATCTGAGATAATGGATATGAATCCAATTCAGGGTATTGTTACAGGGTATTTTAGCAAGTTCAACAATGTAGATAGTGATGGTGATATAATGAAGCCGGGTGCTTTTACTAAGACAATTAGTGAGCAGGGCCCATCATCAGCACAACCAAGAATAAAGCATTTACTTAATCACGATCCATCACAACCTTTAGGCAAGTTATTGACGTTAAGAGAGGATGAGTACGGATTATATTATGAGAGTCAAGTAGGAACACACGAGGGCGGTGAAGACTTTATTAAGATGGTTGAGAGTGGGTTGATAACTGAGCATTCAATTGGCTTTAAAATAATTAAGCGTAATCAAATTCAATCCTATGAAAACTATTTACGCAATCCATCTTTAGGTCAATTTGAAATTACAGAGGTTAAGTTATATGAGGGCAGTTCACTTACAGCGTGGGGTGCTAATGCGCTCACACCAATCACATCTTTAAAGGGTGATAAAAACTTTGATGTAGATATGATAGTAGCTAAGACGGCTGCCATTGATAAGTTCTGCAGAAACACAACAGCAACAGATGATACAATTCAGATGTTGTTATTGCACAGTAAACAATTAGCTCAATTAATTCTAGATATGAAATCTAATACTACTGAACCGGTTACAACCATTCAGCCAGTAGATGAAACATTGGACATTATAAGAGCGTTTAGAAATAAAATTTAATCAAATTACAAAAACCATAAGACATGGAAAAGAAAGAATTAATGTCAGAATTGGAGGCGTTAAAATCAACGTTAGAAACTTCAATATCTGAAAAAACTAAGTCTGAGATTGCTGATCAATTGAAATCAGTAGTAACAGCGGTTGATGAGAAAATCAACGCATTCGGTAATGGTAGTGATTCAGCTGAGGCTGTAAAAGCTATGACTGAAGAGTTTAACAAATTGAAAGCTGAGCAAGCTGCAATCTTAAAAGGATTTGATTTGTTACAAACTAGAGTTA